ACCCATCGACCTCACCCGCCGTCTGGTTCAGCGTCATTCAAACGAAGGCGACACCATCCTTGATCCGTTCATGGGCAGCGGCACAACACTCAGGGCCGCAAAGGATCTCGGACGAAAGGCAATCGGCATCGAGATCGAGGAACGCTACTGCGAGATCGCCGCTCAGCGGCTCAGTCAGGAAGTGCTAGCGCTATGACACCCGCAGGCCGACCACCGAAGAACCCTGATCAGAAGGTCGGACACTACGAACCCACTGCACTGATCGGTGAGGTGGTCGCGCCGCTGGATGCTCCGCTATTCATCTGCCCCGAGCCCCCGCTGATGCCGGACGGGACGGAGCTGCTGCCGGAGATGAAGCTGCTGTGGGAAAGTTACTGGTTCTCGCCCGTCGTCCACGCCACGGATCTCTTTGATGCTGAGGGACACATCAGCCGTGACAGTGTGCAGCGCCCGGTGCTGGTGGACTGGATCCGCGCTCGCAATCGGTTGGACGTGACGCAGAAGATCACCACGTCCACCCCGCTGGTGATGGGCTCCAAAGATCAGCCCGTGCTCAACCCGCTCGTGGCGCTTGAGGCTCAACTGCGGCAAGTGATCAATCGCTGCGAGGAGGTGTTGGGGCTGACGCCGCTGCACGCCGCGCGCCTGGGGATCACGAAGGGCACGGAACAGATGACCGCCTCGGCGTTGAACCGGGAACTGAACGAGGCTGGTGGTGGAGTGCAGACGTCGCCGGTCGTGTTGGAAGGGTTGCGGTTGGAGGAGTTGCAGGAACTCGCGCGGGAGTACGATGTGCGGGGGCGGAGCACGATGCGCAAGCAGGCGCTGGCTCAGGCGCTATCGGAGGCTATGTGATGCATGTAACCCGACCACCGAAGACGACGATAGATGATGTGCTGCACGATCTGAGCCCGTCCAGCCGCGAGGCTCTGGCCCCGTTCATCGAGGAACTAGAGCAGGCAGTGTTGAGGTCGTGGCAACACGATAACGATTGGGGCGATTGGTGTGAGGTGTGCCGCGAAATGCCGCGCCCATCAACGTCGCGCAAGGTGCACGACCCCGACTGCATCGTCCCTGGGCTGCTGGAGAAGTAAGAGGAGGCTACATGATGGGAATCGTAGCGGAGTTGGTAGTGGATGCACGGATCTATCCAGAGGGAGAACAGCAAGCCGCGCTCGTGGCAGTGATCGAGGAGATGGCGGAGCGCCACGGAGTCGAGCCTGTCGTGGTGGCGGATTGGGCGATTCGGTTCGTGGTGGAGCGGGCAGTGAGGCCAGTGCTGGCGCTCAGGCGGTGATGTAATGGGCTCCCCGCTGAAGGATTGGGACTGCGGAATCCCGGGACGCAACCACACGTTCAAGGTGATTCACGAATCGTGGGCTGAGATCGTCAGCCGTTGCACGCGCTGTGGGTACGAGGATGGCGCACATCTGTGACAACACAGGAACTGGTGCGATGCCTCGGCTGCGGCCGGCACAAGGACGCCGACCAGTTCACCAGACGCGCCAAGGGCCACTGCCGAGACTGCATAGCACGTGTGAGACCACAACCGCAGACCAGTCAGCGAGTCACCCGTGCGCGCAAGGGCAGGAAGCCACCGACGAAGGAACTGGCTGCGCTCGTTGCGCAGGGCCGCGCGGCGTGGCATCGGTGCGATGGTACCGACGCCCACCCCAAGCACCGCGAGATTCACCGCAAGGGGTTCTGGACCGAGGGTTACCGAGTGCAGGCGTTCATCGAGCGGCACTGCGTCTACCCGGACGGGCCGCTGGTAGCGGAACCAGTTGGTGTCACTGGCGGGCCACCTCGTGATGACGGCTCACTGCCGGGGATGATCCCGTGGCAGCGTGAGGCGATGTACGAGATCTTCCGGCTCCGCAAGGACGGCCACCGCCAGTACCGCCGGGCCTTGATCGGCGTGGCGAAGAAGAACAGCAAGACAGTCTGGGCTGGGTGGATTGCACTCTACGTGCTGCTGGATGACTTGCAGAAGACCGGGCAGGTGGTGTGCGCGGCAGCGTCAGACGACCAGGCAGACCTCGTGTTCGGCTACCTGAAGATCACCGCCGAACTGAGCCCGACACTCAACGAACTGACGGGTGGTGCGGGCAGGGGATCATCGCGCTTCGAGTCGGAGATCCAGACACCGGGGCTGCCACTGAAGTCGATCAAGCGCCTCGCTGTGGGCGGGGGGAAGCTGGACGGCCGCAACATCATCATGGCGATCGAGGACGAGTACCACGAGTGGCTGACCAATCGATCGCGCGACACCCACACCGTGCTCAACCGGGGCACCATCTTGCAGCGTGATTCGATCGTGCTGATGATGACCACCGCAGGGTTCGACCCGGAGTCGATGGAGTGGGAACTGTATGAGTACGGGATGCAGGTGGAAGACGGCGAGATCAAAGACGAGACCTTCCTGTTCATCTGGTACGAAGCCCCGCCAACCTGTAGCGGCAAGTACGAGGGGCCGTACGAAGGTGCACAGGGAGAGCCGATCGACTATCGCTCGCGCGAGGGCTTCGACGCCGCCAACCCCTCGGCAGGGCTGACCGTCTCCTATGAGCGTTACCTGGAGGACCTGAACGACCCGAAGATGAGCGAGGGAATCGCGCGACGCTACCACCTGAACCAGCACACCGAGTCAGAAGAGATCTGGCTACCGGCCCCGTGGGGCGCGTACGCAGCCGCTGAGCCGTTCCGTATCGACCCGAACCAGCGCACCGTCGCGGCGATTGACGCATCATCGAACGTGGACTCGACGGCGATCACCTGGTGGGGGATCAAGGGTGAGGGCGAGGAGCAGTTCGTGCGTTCACGTTCGCGGGTGTGGGAGCGCCCCGTGGACCCGTCCACAGGTAGACCGAGGGAGGGCTGGACGATTCCCTATGCCGAGGTGAAGGCGCACCTCTATTCGATGCACTTCGGCACGGGACGAGATGAGGACGATCAGGCATGGGAGGAAGACGGGAAGTGTCTCTGCTGCGGCGAGGCGTTCCCGCCGATGGAGTTCGAGGCGATCGGCTACGACCGCGCGCGGCTCAGTTCCTCGGTGGGTGAGTGGGAGATGGAGGGATTGCCGATGGTGGAGATCGCGCAGAACGGAGCCGCGATGCCGTTGGGGTTCCAGACGTGGTATGTACTGCTGCGAGAGGAACGCTTCGAACATGACGGCAATCCAGTCGTGGGGCGGCACATCCAGAACTCGGAGATCAAGTTCACCACCGACGGGCTGCGCAGGCTGACCCGCAAGACCAGTTCCGTGCGCAGACCGAACGATGCCGCGATCACCCACGCGATGTGCGGGCGGCTGATCTTCGAAGAGGAGTCAGGGCTGAGCTTCTACGGGCCATCGAGTTTCAAGGATGAGGAAGAGGAGAGTGATGGCGAAGATAACGATTGATAAACCGACTGGCCCCCGTCCGAAGCGTATAGACGAGCGTCACGTCGGGGTGCGGTTTGGGGATAACGGTCCCTTCGTATCGGATGAGCATGCCGAAGGCAGGCACTGGCATGTCACGCTCAACGGCGTCGAAGTTGCCGATGATGTGGACGAAGCCTATGCGGGGAGGCATGGCTGGGTGATGCTGTTCCCGTCACCGAAACGCATAGCGGACGGTGTGGTTGTGAAGACGCGAACGGAAGGCGATGTACGTGTCTGGACGTGTCTGGATGTCCCCTGTGAAACGCGGCGCTAATATGATACCGCGCGCAGCGCTTGGAACGGTTAGACTGATAGCAGCGCGAGCAGATGAGATCGTGGTGATCATGGGACTCGGGTTCCTTTGTGCAGCGGCATTTGCTGTGGCCTATGCAGCGGGGCTAGCGACTGTTGGACTCTCGCTTGTGTTCATGGGCTCCGACATCGCCGAGCGGATGATGACCGGCTCACGGGGTGGTGAGCGATGAGCACGGCCGGCAGGATACTGGGATCGATTGGGGTTGTCGCTTCGCGGTCACCCTACGTGCAGCTCTATCGCGACGCGCTAGGTGAGGTTGAAGCGCTCTCCGGCCATCTCCGCGAAGCAAACGAACGCGCGGCGACCCTAGAGCGAGCAGTGCTGAAACTCGACGGACATCCGCGCGATGAGGTGCGCTGCATCCTCTGCGGGGTGGACTGGCCCGTTCCCGACAACCACGACCCCGACTGCATCGTCCCTGCACTGATCGCGAAGTATCCCGATGGCTAAAGCCGTGATCACGGTTCAGGTGGCGCACGACATCCCGGAGGTCAAAGCCTACATCGAGACCCTAGAGCGGGCAGTGCTGAAGTCGTGGGAGGGG